CTGTTGCCACGTCGCTTTATGCTGCGATCGGAAGCTCATACGCTCGGCCCATCGTTCCGCCGCCGTCAGCGCAGACTTTCGCTGCGGGTGATCTGCCGAAGGTGAGGATTCCTTGCCCATGACTGGCGACCCGTTTAGCCCGATAGACGGACAAATCCTATTCGAAAAGGATGGCCCGATTCGCCGATGCATTCTACATGCCGGCGGTTCCGGACGCCAGCAATGGCAGAGACGTGTCTCGTAACAAAATCGGGAATGCCAAGTCCTGGATCGGATAGCTAGTCTAGGATTCCGGCATTACGGTGACAGTGCACTGAATTCACAGATCCCCGATGCTCTTTCGCGTAATGGCCGCATGTGAATTCAGTGCACTGTCCGCAATGGCCCAAACAGCTTTGCGTAAAAGAAGTGAAGTCGAGACGAAAGAGGATGCTAGTTGGCGGGCTCAGGCCGAGCGCCCAAGCTCCCAATTTCTTTCAATAGCAGACTTCTCCAATTTTTCCAGGTAATAAATATGGTCATTTGTCGGAAGTGGAGCACTGGAGAAAAAGCGATTGCTATCAATCGGCGAATTTGCGCGAGCCTCTATAATAAAGTCGCAACCAATAAACTGCTTGACGCTTGTTATAGACGGAGGATTAACCGATGAATCTACTCCAAAAGTAATTCTCTTCAGGTGGTATTTGAAATTATCTCCCATTGTTTTATGAATTAAATTTCGCATGATGGAAAAAGACGGGGTTGACCAAGTAAAAGATGGGTCAAGATCGACTACAATGTTGCTCGTGTTTAGACGTTCCAGCGTCGTAGATTGGTATCTGAATCCAAACGCATCGCCGAGAAATGCAATAAGATCATCGAGGACGGCATTGGCCTCGTCCGTGTGTCTTGCCACTATCGCACCCCCATCGCCGAACAAGAATAGCTGGTAGATCGGGATGCGCGCTTCTTTTTGGACGAGTGCTCCGTCCTGAAAAACCATGATGGGTTGTTGCGCCCCGGCGGGTTGATGTGCCGGCGCAACGCTGAAGCCGTAGCGGTCCTTTATTTGTTCGATTAGCTCGCGCACCACTAACGTGCGATCTGGAGCGACGTCGTCTGGCGATACGTGCACCGCTGCGGCACCCATTAGGAGCGATATGACTCGCATCAGCCGACAAGCCCCATTTCCGCCATCTGCGCCGTTGAGCTTGCCCAACTAGTGTCCCTCTGGGCATTGGCAAATGTCGCACCTCTAGTGCCACCAGAAAATAAATCGTTTTCTACCGCTTGGATCGGCACATATCCACTTTCCAGGCCGGTGCGGTTGATGCCCGGCGAATTAAGTGGCGCGGGTCCATAAAGCGTACGGCTGCCTCCAATCTTCGGTAGACCTGCTAAGCCGCCGAGACGCATTTCTTGTAGAGACTGACTGAGGCCAATATGGTTGCTCGCTGCTTGCGAAGCACTCAGTGGCGCCGTGTCATTCGTTAGACTGTCCATAGTTCCATTTGATAGCGGCGTAATCGCCTCTCTCTGGGAGGGTTCGACTTCCCGAGATTCTTGCGGGTAGAGCGGATACGCAAGAGCAAGGCCGCTCAGTTCTGCACCCGTCGCTGCGAACAAAAGCGCACTTACAGTTTCCAGTGTCAGATTCCCAGGGCCGCCAAGAAGCCTGTTCACCTGAGCCGCGTCCATGCCGAGACGCTTCCCGTAGTCGGCTTTGGTCAGGCCGCTTTTACGGAATTCTCCTATAACAACGTTAAACATGCGCTGTTTCAGGCGCGCCTTGAAATAGGCAAAGGTTCCCTGTGAGATTTTGTTAGTGCCGACTGGCCTAGACGGTTTCATAATTGGTAAGGTACTCATTGATTCCTCTCCTACGAAATGGCGTTCTCAACCCGAATAAGGCACACCATGCCTTCCCGCAGGCGTTTATTTCCTCATGCCATCCGTCCACACCTCCAAGGTCCTCCCGCCAAGTAAAAGTAAGAGCCACAAATAAGTCTTGTTCCCAAAACCGTCCTAGAGCGCGTATGCCTGGGAGAGGCTCGGTATTTCGGATGTCCCATATGTCGGTCTCAATTGGGTGCACTCGTGCCAGCATCACGTCGGTGGGCTTTTTGAAGGGGTGTTCCGAAACCGTGAACACGGCGCCTTCAGCAAAATCCTCGAGTGTTTGCAAAAACTCCGCAATCCTCGCCCCCTCGATAGTATCGCTGAATGCTGACTTAAGCTGCTCCATAATCTCGCATGAAACGAGCATAGTTCGAGGGGTTTCCTCCTCGTCGGCTAACAAAAGCGGTCGAATGATGAAGAGGCGTCCCGCATCAACATGCGCTTGTAGCTCAGCCGGTATTGACATATAAGTCAATCTGTCGTGCGTTGCAACCGCTGCGCGACCGCGTGCTATTCACGCTATCACCGTGACTTCTTTGCTAGCGATTGTAAGAGCTTCGCCTCTGCCGCGCTAGCCGGCTCATAGAATGGCACACCAAATCGTGAAGCGTGGGTCGCCCGTCCAAAGCGGGATCCCTCACGAGAAGACCTGGCGGCCCTCCCGAACCGGTAAGAAAAGGGTTAGCCAGGCCTTGCACGGGCGTGAAGCGCGTACGTGAGCGCGCTATGTCATCGGCAAAGTCGCGCCCTCCGGCAAAGCCGATTGAGGCTGCGCCTGCGCCGCTTCGAGCGTATCGATCGCGGTGCCTGTGGACGTCGCGTGCGCCCTCAACGTCTCGTGATGCGCCAGCGCCAGGCTGTGCACCGCGCGCGCTTCCGCGGCCTTTGCGTCGCTCTGCTTCTTGAGCGTATCCGCCTCTTTGTTCGCGAGAGCCGCCTGGACCGCCTGCTGCTGCGCCGCCGCCGCTTGCGGGTCCTGCTGCGAGAGCATCGAGATGAGCTGCTGCTTCTTCGATTGCGGCAGCGCCGAGGCCTCGATGATCACGGCGGGCGGCACGGGCACGTTGTTTTGCGCGAGCGATTGCAAGGTGTCGAACACGTCGCCCATGACGTTCGTCGTGTCCGGCCCTTCATCGATGAGGATGTCGACATCGATCTGGCCGATGGCGTTCACGAGCATCGGGCGACCATAGGGATCGACCGCGATCGTGTTGATCGTCATGTAGCGCGCGGCACCCTGGTCGTTGGTCACGCGCAAGATGCGCTCGGCCGTCCAGTTGCGCTGTTGCGCCACCCAGATCTTGCGGTAGAGGCGCAATTTCCAGGCGCGCCATTGCGAGAGGAAAGGCCCAAGCTCGGCGATGCCCGATTGCTGCGCCATCGCGAAGGCCCGCCCGGATTGGTCCGGTGCCTGGCCGCCGATCAGTTGCGGGTTCGGGCCGAACTGCTCGATCTCGTCCTTCGCGTCCTGGTAATATTGCGTCTGCCGGATGAATTCCTGCTGGCCTTCGATCACCTCGACATCATTGGGGTCGCCGTCATAGAGCATGACGCCGTCAGGGCGCGCGGCTTCCCGGCGCAGCGTCTCGATGTCGGGTTGGTCGCCGCCGATGGCGCGCCGGTTCACCTTGAGCTGGCGCGTGTTCATGATGTGCACCGATTTCGAGCGGTGCTGATTCATCGCGTCTTGCGGGCCGATCAGGTTGCGCACGAAGCCGTAATGATCGCCGGCCTCGTCGACATGCACCGCGAAGGCGTCATAGCGCGAGACGGTCTTGCCCTTCTCGTCGAAGAAGGGCGAGCGGCCGGCGCGCAAAAGCTCGGTGCCGGCATAGAAGGCGAAATGCCAATCGCCCTTGGCGCGGTACCAATGCTCGACGAGGCGTAAGCGCGTGCGCCCTTGCGACCAGAGATAGGAGCGGTCGAGGTCGAATTCGGTCTCGCCCGTATCGTCGACGGAGGAGAGCGCTTCGTCCCATTTGCCGGGGAAGAGTTCCTCGAATTCGTCTTGCGTCACGAGCTTCGAGACGCCCATGTAGCGCGCGTCCGAGAAATCGAGCTTCAGCGAGCGCGGATCGTAGAAGAAGGTGGTGGCGTCGACGCTCGCAAGATCGATGTCCGGGTCGAGCTTGTCGCCTTGCACCATGCCGAGCTCGGCGATGACGATGCCCGTGCAGGCGCCCTTGCGCAGCGCCTCGGTCTCTTGTGCGGCGAAGCGCGACATGTCGAGCGCGTAGCGGATGCATTGCGTCGCGAGCTCGGCGCCCTGCTCGTTGTTCTCGATGCGGCCGGCGGCCTTGGGATCGCCGCGCAGCTTCTCGAGCACGCCCACGAGCCCGTCGATCTTGCGCCCGACCCGGTTGAAGGTGATCGCCGGTTGGCCGCGCGCCTGCAAGGTGTCGAGCTGCTCTTTCGTCCATTGGTCGCCGTGGTAATAGCGTAGCGCCGTGCGCGCCTCGCGGATTTCGGCTTGCTTGATCGTCACGTAATCGGTGAATTGCTTGCGAAGCTCGTTGACGTCGAGCGCCCCGTTGTCTTCGGGCGAGGGTGCGTCGCCCGCGTATTCGTCGCCGTCGGGCAGCGGCGCTTGCGTCCGGCTCGACGAGAGTGGATCGCCGCCGGCGGACCCCGCTCCTCCGGCGCCAGGTCCGAGGAGCCCCACGCCAAGCGCAGTTGAAGCGTGCCCGAGCCCGGGCGATCCGAGCGAAGCGAGCCCCGGACCGAGCCTCGACACACCGAACGGCAGGGCAGGTTTCAGGGGCGTGACCATTCGGCTTCTCACAAGGTGTTGATGCTGATGCGCGGCTTTCGGCCGAGGCTCGAATACCCGCTCATGGGCTTCGGTTCGGGAGGCGAAGGGCGCGCCGGGACATAGGGGCGCGACAGGCAGGCGTAGCGAAGCTCGTCGGCCGCGTGATCCTCCATGGTGGTGTCGAGGTCCTCGGGCCGATCGGGGTCGTGCTGCAGGAGCGGCAAGGTGCGGATGAGGGCCACGCAAGTGGAGAACACGAAAAGCATCGGGTGGGTGCCGTTCCCCTTGAGGCGGGCGCGCACCGCCATCCATCCCGACATCGCGCCGCGCTGTCCGACGCGGCTGTTGTCCGCCGCGCGGAAGCGCGGCCCGGTATTGTTGTCGATCCGGCGCATCATCTCGGCGATCGACGGCCCGCCGTTTTGCGCGAAGGCTGAAGGGTCGAGCACGCCATAGGCGATCGTCTCGCCCTTCTCGCGCTCCTTGATGCCGTGCGCCACCTCCTCGGCCGAAAGCTTCAATCCCGTGTTCGGCGAGGTCGCGCCGTACCATTCGCGGTAGCGAACGAGCGCGCCGCGCGGGATGGTCCGTCCATCTCCGACCGGATGCCCATCGCCCGCGACCGCCCACCAGCCGACCGAGAAAGGCGAAGCCGAGCCCCAATCCATGGAGCGGAAGCGCAACCAGTCGCGCGGCAGCGCGAATGGCTCGATCACGTGGCGCGCCTCGCTCCATTCGTCGAAGAAGGCGCCTTCGACCGCGTTCCAATCGCCGTCGAGCCAGGCGCGCACCAGCGCCTCCTTGCCAACGAGCTGCAGCCGATGCACGTAATTCGGGTCGAGCTCGAGAAGCAGCTTGTTGTCCGAGAGGCGCGAGGGGATCACCGCGAGCTTGTGGGACGAGCCGTCCGGCAGCGGCCTTGCCAGCACCCTCGGCGCTTTCGGAAAGGGCACCATTTCGTAGCGATCGCGGATCCAGCTTTGCCCGGGGCCGCCGGGATTTCCGGTGAGGACGAGCTGTGTCGGCACGCCTGCCGAGGAGCGTAGCGCACCGAAGAGACGAAAGATCGGCTCGGGCGTCGGATATTGCCCGGCTTCCTCGATCCAGGCGTCCGTGAGGTTGCGTCCTTGATACTCCTGCGCGTCCGCGACGCTGTCGAGATAGCCGAAGCCGATTCGCCCGCCATTCGGCATTCGCCAGACGAGCTTCGATTGGTTGAACTTGGCCCCGAGCGGCCCGTAAATCTGCTTCGACCGCTCGACCGCATCGGTGCTCGACACGGCCGTGCGGCGGAACATCATGGCGCTGAAGTGAGCGCCGTAGCACTCTTCCTTCAACGCCCATTTGCCGAGCATCCCGTCGGTCTTGCCGCCGCCGCGCGAGCCGCCGAAGAAAACCTCGGCGAAAGGGCAATCGACGAGCGCTTTTTGCGGGCCGGCCTGCGGCCGCCAGACGACCTCACTCGCCTTTAGCGTAACGCTCTTCCCATTTTGCTTCCGAGATCGGTTCGCCGCTGACGACATGATGGGTATTCGCGCTTTCACTTCGCTCGACAAACAGGCCAAGCTGCTTGCCGAGCAATTCGAGTGCCCGGTTGGCGACACTCCCCTCGTAACGAAATTCGCCCGTCGGCTGGCCGCGAAGCGTCACGGCCTCGATCCGCATGGCGCGCCGCACATTTTCGGCAAGGCGCTCGAGCACCCATTCGCGCGTCACGGATTTCGTGAGCGCCTTTTGGCCTTTGGCGCGCGGCGCAGCGATGAGTGCGAGCGTCTGTTCGGCGAGGTCCCTTTCCGTGGACGACTTCGCGTCGGTGCTCGACTTCGCTTTCGTGCGCTTGCGTCCTGGCACCCGTTTCGCGTCGCGCTTCGAAGACCTCGCATCTGTCTTCTTTCGCGTTGCGCTCATCGCGAGCCCGACTTCGGCTTCGCCGCGCTCTTGTGCTCGCCGCAAGTGAACTCGTCACGCACGGGCGGAAAGAGGGTGCGGAAATCATCGCCGATGAGAAAGACGGTCGGCGGGTAGCGGTGACAAAAACCGCTCTTCGCGTCGGGCAGCGTCTTGTCCTTCTTGAAGAAGGCGCAAGACATGCAAGACCTCAACATGGGCCTTCTCCTTCAATAGGTTTGGCTACGCCGGCGCGTCGAGCGGCCGCTCCGAGATGCGCGCTCGCGTCGGCGCGGCGCGATGCCAACGGTTCAGAGTTCGAGCTGTTTCGCGGGGAAGAGCGGAAGAGATAGAGCGCAACATCGCCCCCGCTCATTCCCCCTCGGACTTGATCCGGGGGGAAAGCGGGAAAATAGAATTGCAAGGCATGCGCGTGAGAATCTGGGTCCCCGCCTTCGCAAAAAGCAAAGCGCCCGGCGGCTTGTTCAGCTCCGGGCGCAAAGTGGGTGTCTATCCACTAGACATGCCTTTTTTCAGAAAACCCGGAACCGGTCAAGCGGAATTTTCGCGTTACGCTAATTTTTTTGGCGCGGGCCAAAAGTCACGCGCGAAGCGAACTCCTATTTTGTGGTTTCGCTCTTTTCATGCCAGCATGCCAAAGCCGGCCGGGAAGAACGGTCATCGGCAGCTCCTTGCAAAGAGCCTCAATCTCGCAACCAAGGTGCGCGTCGGCGGCGTATGGAAATCTCGGCGGCTTTACAACGAACACGAGATGCAGATGACGGAGCAGGTTCGATGAGGCTGAAATTCGGTTCACGGCTCACGCTCGGCGGTGCGATCGTCGCCGCCACGCTCGGCTTTGGCGCGCAAGCCTATGCCCAATCCACGGTGAAGAGCCCGACGCTCGACGCGGTCAAGAAGCGCGGCCAGTTGAGCTGCGGCATA